ATTTATTTTTATGTTTGATCTTGCGTGTGTATTTCTTTTTATTGCGAACAGGTTGCGCCGCATTACTGCGACGCAATTCCTGAATTCGCTTTACTTTATCTTGAAGTGAAGTTAGGAACATGATACCCACTCGCTTCGTGAAATCGTTTTACATCAAATCGTTCATTATCAATCGCAAACATTTCAGCGAAATCATTTACGATTTTAGAAAATACAGCGGGGTGAATTTTATTGCTAGCATACTTTAGAATTTCTGCAGTTGCGACATAATCTTTACGAGTCATCATTTTATTACAACCTTTCTGCCTTCACGATAAAATAATTTTGTGTAGCATTTTCCGCTAGGTGTATAAAGATTTACAGTAGCAAATTTATCAGCAAATCCCCAATCCACATACTTAGCAAATTCGGTGTGTGCTTGTAGTTCATCTCCATAGGAGAAAGTTGCGTGAGCGGGTTGCTCATCATAGGCAACAGTTATTTTATACATTAGTTTCCCTTTCGTTAGTTAAAAAATGAGTCTTGCTCTTTGCCAAAATCGCAATCGCAAGTTTCGACATCAAAATTATTGTTATCTCCAAAAAAGATTAGTCCAGTTGAATTACACTCTGAGCAATCTATACGCATTACTGAGTTAATCATTAGTGTTGTTCCTCGCAATCATTAGAGTAATCAAATTCGCAAAAGTAGCAACCCATAAGTTCGCTATGCGCTTTACATTGGTAGCGAAATTGACTTTCATCGCAACACATAAAAGTGTAATCCCAAATCCAGTAGAATTCGTTTTGGTCAATTACGGCGGTCAAATTATTCACCCACCTTTACGGCAACAGTTGCGAATTTATTTCGCAGACCGCCAGCATTTACTTCGATTAGAAATGCTTCGATTTTATCGCCATACCAAATTGCTGGGTGAGCAGGTCGGGCGGATACAATTTCGCCAGAAAAGTGGCGATTGCGTGAGCGGTAGTTTTGTCCTACGAGTAGGCTTTCGATTGTGTAGAGTTTGGTAGCCATTGGCAGACCTTCTTTCGTTTGTTGTTATGTATGGAATTATACACGAACCCACCGACATTTTCACATTACTAGCCAGTAAATCCAAATATTGAGACGCTCAAGCCTTGTGATACTAATCACATAAAAATGTCCGTTTTGTCTGTCAAATCGACACGCCGTAAAATTCCAGGGTTTTTATAACTCTTTCATAACGACACGCCCGACCCCGTGCTTATGGGGGCGGATCAACTTTATCAAGTCGACACGCCGCTAGTTATTGAAAATCTTTTAGAATTTCCTCAAGCTGATTTATTTGCTCATCGCTAAGATGATCTAATTGAATTGTTTTTTCAAATCCGAATAAATCCATTTTAGTATTCTCCCTCTTTTACATCTGGCGTTAGTTGTAATTCTTGAGCACATTCTAAACATACGGGGCGCTCAAATCGGTAATCAAATAAATCTTCATCTAGATTTTCTAAACATTCTTCGCAATAAGTTAGGTCATCCATTTATTCGTTTTCCATTTCTGCTAAATAATCTTCGTGTTCAACTAATCCGATTGCAAAAGCAACAGGATCACAACATTCCAAAATCTCGGCGGGTGTAAAAGTAGAGTAACCAATTTTTACAGTAGGATAAACATCATTAAGTAAATCTATAAAACTTTCTTTTATTTCTAAATCTTTTTCAAATTGCGATTTCATCTGCAACCTCTTTCCATTCAAAACAATAAGAGTCTGAAACCCAGTTATTTTTAATTACATCATCAAATAAAGATAACGCTTGGTCTTCATCTTCTGCATCTATGTCTAGCCAAACGCCGAATGTGTATTTTTTCATTAGAGCGCACCTTCCTGAAATAAACCGATTTCTAAATCTAGCAATTCATCTGGTGTTGCCTCGGATAAATCTACCCAGCCAGCACCTTCCTCATCTATGCGAAAGATTTCTACATAACCCATTAGTCTGCCTCCTTAGTATTGAATAGAGAGGACATTTTATCATTAGCCTCCGACATTGTTGCGATAGCCTTTAGAAGGCTTGCCTTGCGTTGCGCCTCTACATGCGCCTTGTATTCTTCTAGGTTCATTTCTGACCTTCTTTCGTTGTTGTTATAGTAGGAATTATAGCGTATCGCACCGACATTATCCAATCGACACGCCGTGTTTTCATAAATCTTTTTATGTGATAAATCTCACAAAATTCCAGGGGTTATCCACAGGTAGCGTAACGACACGCCCGACCCCGTGCCTTTGCGGGCCAGCTTGATTTTGTCAAGCCGACACGCCGTAGCGTTAGTCTAATTTATTATGAATTATGTCACGGATTACTAGGCGCAGCATTAGCAGGGTAGGTATTCCGATACCGATCTGCACGGCGGTAGTTAGTAGGCGATTAGTAGTCATTACTTACGCTTCTTTCTCTTATAGATAATAACACCTAACGCAATAGACCAACCTACAATTAGTAGTTGCCAAGATAGTGCTACATAGCACCAGTTAGTGTCTAGTTCTAATCCGTATCCATTTAGTTCTAGTGTCATTATTAGTTATCCCAACTTAGTGCGAATACTTTTGCTAATTCTTCATCATCTACATCATCAAAATCATCAACAGGGGGTTGCTCTGTTTCTTCTTCATCAAGGTATGCGTATGCGTCTGATACATCTGATTGGATAGACTCGTATTTATTTATTGAGTTAGTATTGTATGAGTATGCGTATGACATTAGTTCTTTACCTCTACTTTTCTTACATTGTAGGTAAAACCTTTACCTAGTTTTTCTAATTCTGACATTACTGCTAATAGTTCTGCGCTATTCTTAGCGGTGTTATCTACGCTTAGTAGATTAGAGCCTTGCCATAGTGAGTATGTGATAGTCATTATCTGTTCTTCTTTCGTTAGTAGTTAGTTATGTGTTGAGCGGTTATTTGCTAGGCTCACCTTTTGGATTATTTGCTAGGCTCACGCTCTAATTCTTATTTAGTTGTATGTCGTTATTGTAGCCGATAGGGCTGACATTATCAAGGCGACACGCCGTAGGGCGGGGCTAATAGAGTGTGAGTTACCTCACACCCTTATCCTTAGCCAATTGCTCAGCATAGGCGGGGTTAGATACTGAGTCAGCACCAAACTCCTCATATATCTCTAGATAGATATCGTCATAGTAATCGTTGTAGTCCATTATGAACCACCTTTCTTAGTAAGAGTTTCTTACTTTCTTTATACTATAATCCTAACACGGGGGACTGACATTTAGACCCCTATTCTCGGGCGTGTCGGAATAAATCTTTCTAAATCTATGTGAGATACATCACAATCACGCTTAATATGTGCGGTCTATCCTAAATGTCCGAATTTTATTTAGGTGTGTATCATACATAATAAAAATATATTAACATTTTATGAAATCTGAAATAGCAGTTGACTAAAATACAAATGCTACAATTGATATATGGAATACGGCAAAGATCAATATGACAAAGATATCCTAATTGATAAAAATAATTTCCAGGTAATGATGGAATGGGAAAAGCCGTATATGCAAGCTATTATTAAAAATTTAAATCCCAAGGGTCATGTTTTGGAAATCGGCTTTGGAATGGGGTTTTCAGCCACTGAAATACAGATGCATGACATAGAGTCACATACCATCATTGAAAGTAGCCCAGAGGTACTTCAGAAGGCTCGTAAGTGGGCGGGAGAGCAAAGGCATAAGGTCATAATTGTAGAGGGATCTTGGCAAAAGGCTTTAAATGGCCTTGGGACGTATGATAGTATATTTTTAGATGATTCTCCACATGATGACTATACAGATAAGTCTACATTAAGGTTATATCAATTTTATAATCAGATAGCTAAATCACACGTAAACCCTGGAGCTAAATTTTCTTGGTATCAAGATAGAGATACTCCAATATTTCTTAATTGTGACATGGACTTCAGCTGCAAAGAGTTTAATGCGGACATACCAGACAATGCTGACTATATACCAGAGTCTACACAACATTTGTATATGCCTGTAATAACATTTAAAAAGGGATTTCAAAAAAATATTTTATTATTTGGTGTAGATTTTTCTGGCAATGTTTCCGTAATGCCTTGACATAGAATTTTCATTTAGTATACTTCCAATAGGGGGGTCGGGGGGTCAGTAAATCAATAAATAATAAATATTAAATATATAAGACCTAAGACCTAAGATCAAGTGAAGAGTATAATGATTTTATGACAATTGAAATAAATTCACCAGCAGGTTCAGGTAATACTTTTTTAAGAATACTTCTAGAAAATTTATTTTTTGACGAAATTAGAGATACAATATCTCATACTGCAAATACAATGAATACTGATTTAAAACAAATTTATATTTTACGAAATCCATATGATAATATAGCTTCTGCTACTGAAAGACATTTAGATTCTTCAAATGATCAACATATGCTAAATAACTTTAATATTCTTGATAAAAATAAAGTTGATATAGAAATTAGAGATCACATAAAACAATATCGGAACTTTATAAATGATTTTAAAAATCATAAAAATTTAATTCCTATAACATTTGAATTTTTAACTCAAGATACTGTAAACTGTGCAAGATACATTGCTAAAAAATTTGATATTCCTGTGAAAGAAAACTATTTAACTTCATCATTAAATGAAAAAATATTATTTAGAATAAGAAGCTCTGGTTCTGTAAATAGAGCTCCAAGACCAAAAAGTAAAGATAGGATAATCATTGATAATATGCTAAAAGAAGATTATGATCTATCTGTTTTATATAATTTATATTTAAAAGAAAAACTAATATTACAGTCAACTGAAAATATGGTACAATAGATTTATGAAATGTGACTTCTGTGAAAATCCAAAGTATGTAGAGCGAATTAACGCTAAAGGCATACTTGAAAACTTTTGCACTAATTGCATTGAAAAATTGGTGGCGGGAAATCGAATAGGCTAGTCCCTAGGGGATATAGCTTAATCTGGTTAAAGCACTTGTCTTATATACAATAGATTCTGGGTTCAAATCCCAGTATCCCTACAATGGAGTAGAATATGAATAACAACGTAATAGTACCTGATGAATGGCCAAAACATAAAAAAATTAAATTTCTTGGCATAACATTAATTGCTATAGTTTTAATATTAGTAATTTCAATTTAGGAGTTATATGAATTGGCTTCAAGCATCAATAATATTTGGACCAATGATAATTGCTATCATTGCATACCTAACTGGTAATATATAAAGCAGTTGACTAGGATATATATGAAAAAGATATGGGCATTAGTAAGTACAATTGCGATAGCAATCCTTTCAGGATTTGCATTGTCTAAATTTTTAAAATGGGCGGGAAATGTAGAAATCTTTGATTTCGACCTAGATGAAGATATAGATCATGAAGACTTCTAAGCTATATAGGTCAGTTATCATTTTATCATGGGTCCTAATAGCTGTATATTTTGCGTATATGGCAGTGATATAATCATATTATGCAAAAGGTATATTTAATAGGCGACTGCCATTCAGCAAGAGTATCAGAACATTGGAATCCTAAAACTTGTCTAGTTGATTATAAGGTATGGGGTAAACATGGTCTATATGCTTGGAAATTTGATCCCAAATCTATGACAAATGAACACATGATCTCTACTGGCGTCGAAACTCACTCACTTTATGTACCTGAAGAAAAATTACAAATGGATTTTGCTGATGTTAAGGATGATGGTCTAATTCAAGCATGGATAGGTTATGTAGATATAAGACAATTATTACCAGAACATAAAGATGCTAAGGCATGTGCATATAAATACCTTGATACATTACTTGAACATTTTCCTAACTCTAAGATTCAACTTATTGAGCCCCTCCCCCAGTTTACTGAAATGCTTTTGAAGAAACCAGGCATATCTCCAGAATATACATATGAGGAAAGACAATTACAGAATAAAGAATTCTGTGAAGCCATTAATGAATATGCTATATCCCATAATTTAGAAAAAGTTATTACTCAACAACAAATTAAAGATGCAGTTGGACTTCAGGAGTTCCGCCCAGAGCATACTGCAAAAGATAGACCACACCCAACAGATGCTTTAGAAAAACATTATTGGGCGTTTGTGTATAATCTATTTTTAGAAGAGTCTTACAAAGTATTAAATATTAAGTAGGTATTATTGTAAGGCCATGAGTAAATAATACTGGCTCTGTCTCAAAGTACTTATACCATTCATACTCGCCCCTATGAATAAAAGCAAAATAAGCTTTTGCCGATTTAAGGGTCTCATGATTTTTTTCAATAAACGTATTCCACCCATCTTGATCAAATGGCTGAAATATAAAATAAACAGCTGGGTGATTTGTGCAAATGTAGTCTCTAGCGTCGACGCACTTCACTTCTACTGGTTTATTTATTTTAATATTAGTAGAATTAATGTTATTCATAAAAATTGTTGCTAATTCTGGATCAATTTCAAGACCAGTATAATCTTTATATATATCATTTGTAGCTAAGGTATGTAATATTGCTCTACCTTTACCAGCGCCAATATCAATAAAAGAATAATCTTCTATTTTTTCTACATTTGAAAAATAATCATTCATTTCATCTATCCAAAGCAAAGCGGTGTTTTGATATCCTCGTGAACCTGGAAACCTATCAGAATTGTCTATAAAAGAAGGTTTAAAATCACCATAATCTTTTCTTTCTGCTTCTACTATTGGATGTGAAGTTTCAACATTATATTTTTCATCAAATTCTTGAAATTTTATACAATCCGCTCTATTTATTTTCATTATATCAATGCTCATTTTTTCTCCTTTTAATTTTAAACTTATATAAAGTCAAGTCTATATAGTTTTCTATTTTTTTCTCTATTTCAAATTCTTTAGTCTCTTCATAATGAGGGGAGTTAAAATATGGGCTATTCATCATCTTGCTAAAATACCTAGGCATTTTATATGGTCTCTTGCGACGCCGCACTTTTTTCACTATGTTTTGGCAAGTGTGATTTAAATTCTTCATGAGATACATTTGCAAAAAATGTTTCAGTTAAGCTCTCGTCCTTTAATCCAGAGTCCTGATACTCTTTAATTTTTTCATCAGAAAAATGTGGGTTTGAAATTAAAGGCTTTATCCAAAATTCAGATAAATGTTTTACTGATTTATCTCCTACCTGTTGATTATATTCTGGTGTACCATAATTATAAAATGTTCCAGGGTTATCTTCTCTTTTTAAAGCAAAGCAAGAAAATGCATACCTTATTCCAGAAGTAACCTCTCTTACTCCATGCTCATAAGGCTTAAATGCACTATGGATTACAATATCGCCTCTTTCTGGGATAAGCTCAAAACAATTTTCATTATTACCTTGGCCTTCTATATATGGGGTACCATCTGGTTTTATGTTTGGGTAAAATATATTTCCACCTTCCCAATCACCAAGATATGCAACAACACCGTAATCTAATTCACAGCAACTGCTCCAAATATCTAGTTGAGATAATCTATGACACATATCTTTTCCTGGAGAATCTGAATGTACAAACATTCCATTATTACCAGGAACAACTTTTAATAGATTTAAAGAAGGGTGTATCACCCAGCCTGGAGAAAGAATTTCGCTAATAAGCTCCCATAACTCATGAAGACCCTCTAGGTGCTCAGTAGTTTTTTCAGCGTACCAGTTAATTAAAGTTTTTTGAAAATCAATAGGCTTATCTTTAATTTTTGCATCTTTTTCAATTTTTTGCATTAGATCTTCTGGAATTATGTTTTTAAAAACAAACACGCCGCTCTTAGTTCCATAAGCATCTACATAGGGGGAAGGATTTAAGCAATCAGCCCTATCATAAAAATTTATATTATTAGCCATAATGTAATTTTACCATAAAATGGTCTATGGTATCATTAGAATATACGAGTGGAGATTTATGAAATTTAACGATATAAAGTCAGTATTCCCACAAGCTAAACAGATACACGAAAAAATATTTTTAATAGAAGACTTTATTTCTACTGAAGAGCAAAATGAGCTTTTGGATATTGCCCGTGCAGCATCTCAGGAAGACTGGGAAAAGGACCATATAGAAAATAATTACAATATAGATAAAAATTCAATATGGTATGACAAAGCTTTAAACATTGAAAGTGATTTAAGAGTTATTTTACAAGAAAGATTAAAAAAGGCAATTCCAGAAAACCTAAAAGTAAAAAAATTTTTAACAATTCAAAGACATTATCCTGGTTCTAATTTGCCAGAGCATATAGATAAAGATCATGATGAAAAAATGGAATATGCTGCAGTTTTATATCTTAATGAAGACTACCTTGGAGGAAGCCTCTACTTTCCAGAAATTAATTTAGACATGAGATTACCAGAAAAATCTCTTATATTATTTTATACAGGCAAGCCATATTTACATGGAGTTAAAGAAGTTTTACCTGGACCGACTAGGTATGTAATAGCAACATTTATTTGGAACAAAAATGATTAATGTTGGAATTGCTGGAATGGGTGCTGTTGGTAAAGAACTAATCAGTATACTGCCAGATAATATAAATATTGTTACCTATACTAGAAACAAAAATAATTTTTACGATATTTTAGATTGTGATATTATTATAGATGTTATGGATAGTTTAGAAAAATCAGAAGAACTATTTTTAAATGTTATTAGATCAGGTAAACCATTAATTTTATGTAACAAAGAGTTTGTATGGACACATATAGATGCAATACAAATGGCAAATAATAAAATATATTTACACTCCATAGTTTGTAGTAAAAATATAAATGAATTTCCACCACTAAATAATAAAAATATTATAGACTTTATTGATAAAAAATTATTTAAATTTAGAGACGGCGGAGCACTTGAAGCTGCTATATTTATTAAAAAAGATTTAGAAAGAGCATTAAATGAAATATAATAGATTTTTTAATTTACATATACCAAAAACAGGTGGAACATATTTTAGAGAAAATATGTTAAAGCCAATTGAACCATATTTAAATGAAAATGGAATTACTACTGATACAAATGGAGACGGCGGAGAAGGACAGACTGCAAAGACACAGACATTTCATTGGTGTTGGTACGAGCCGTATGTACAACAAGACTCATACATATTTACATCCTTTAGAGATCCAGCAAAAAGAATTGTTAGTCATTATTCGTGGCAAGCACTTAGAGCTATATCCTATGGGCTATCGCCATATAAAGAAGAAGATATAAATGTTAATAATTTTTACAAATGGCTAGACCAATATGAAAATACTTATGCAAACTTCCAGTCAAAAAATTTAATATATTATAGTCCAGACCATTCAGTTTATAAAGAAGCAGTTCACACTGGCTGGAAACAAGACGACGTTCCTAGGATAAATTCATTTTTGTTTGAAAAAGACTTTGCAGAATATCCAATCAATAAAGATAAAGTATTTTCTAATATAAATAGGATTAATTTATTTGTAAAAGATACTACACTTTCTAAAGAAAATTATCAGATAAAAATAAGAGACAAGATCATAGATGACCTTGGGCTGGATCCAGTAAATATTCCGATAACAAACAAAGTTTATGGAAATAGCAATCCAATATCGACAGAATTGTTTAAAAAGTTTACCGATAAACAAATAAATGAAATATATGAAAAAAGTCCTATAGACTCAGAAATATTTTTTAACAATAGTTTATTTTATCAGGAATAGTCAAAACCCAGTCAGAGGCGGATCCGACTGGGCAATGACGTGTCTTAAAGACACTACTGGGAGTAGTTATACTCAACCAGATTTAAAGTATAAAATACTTTAAATTATAAGTCAATCATTTTTTATATAATTTTCTTCAACAAGAGCATCGTAAACAGATTCAAGCATCCAGAATATGGTTGGAGTCATTTCTTTCATTTTAGCGGCAACTTCATCTTCTGATAAACCGCCCCTTTCAGCCAAGTAAGCATTTTTTTCTTGAAATACTTTTGTCATTAATCTTACTGTAATGTTTTTTTGATTATATGTCATTTTCTTCTCCTGGAGTAAATGCTGGGACTGGGCCCAATAGATATCCTTGCTCGTGATAAGCAATCATTTTACTAACTTCTTCTTGCCCTACTGATCCTTTTGCAATCAAGCTAAGCATGTCATATATTCTATGAAGCATAATATAATTTACCATAGGCAAATTATCTTCAAGATCATTTGATTTTATATTATTCTGGTCTTCCAGCATCTAGCCAAAAAGCCTCTCTACCCATTGAATCGGTAACCTGTATTGGAGACGATTCGTTTTCTATCTTACAAGTACATTCTTGATCACACATTTTTATTAACCTCATTAACAATTTTTTCGTAACTTGTGCTGCCAAGGACTTTTTTATAGTCACACTCAAGGCAATATAAGTATATTTCATCTGATAAATTTTGATTAGAAAAAAGAAGGGATTGGTCTACTGGGCATAAAAGCTTTTCAACCAATCCTTCTTCTGACATGGAAATGTAAGTTGATACATATTGTATCTTCATCCCATCTCCTTTATTTTGTCGGAAATTTTAAGAAAAATTCCTTAGCTCTTGGGGTCATACCCTTCCAAGCCGACCAATCACTGCCGCCATTGGTCATGTAGTACGTTATCTCTGCGTTTGTTACTGGGTCGAATAACTCTTTGTTACTCTGTAGATCAAATTTCTCAAGTCTTTCAGGACCAAGATTTCCAATCATATTTATTTGAAATAATCCGTAAGAACTATCTCCTGTATTCTTATTCCCGTTATATGCAAGCGGTCTTCCATTAGATTCACGCTTTGCTATTGACCAAGCTTTCTTAAGGCCTGTTCCTTCGAATCCTACAGTTTCAAGTAATTGTTTTAACTCTTCATCTGTAAGCATCTCAGACGAACTGTAACTTGCATTACTGAACTTGTCTAAGACTTCTTGCTTTAATTGGGCTTCAGTTTTCACTAAAGGTGCTACTACAGTTAAAGCGTTTGCTGAGTTACCAAACAAAAATAACATTGTTACTGCTATTATTGTCCAGTCACGAACCAAATCGCTAAACTGTTGCTTTATATTCTCCATTGGCATTTCCTCCTATAGAGATAACGAACTCTAAGAATAGCATTAATTATAAAGAACTGTCAAGTTAGTTGACTAAAATACTATCTTATATAATGAGATAATAAAAAATATTTTTAACCCCTAGACCACTAAATAAAAGTTTGATACACTAGGACTTCACTTAAATTTAGCACCGCAAGGCGGAGAACAGGTCGTATAATAAATGTCACAAACTATTGCAAACCCTTATGAAAACTTTATAGCTTTATCTAGATATGCAAAATGGGTAGAAGCAGAAGGTCGTAGAGAAACATGGGGAGAAACAGTAGATAGATATTTTTCTTTTATGACTAATCATTTAAAAACAAATCATAATTATATTCCAAATGAAAAGCTAGTTGCGGAATTAAAAGAGTTTGTATTTGAACGAAATGTAATGCCATCAATGAGATCTGTAATGACTTCAGGAGCAGCACTTGAAAGAGATAATGTTGCTGGATACAACTGTGCTTTCTTGCCAGTTGATTCCCCACGATCATTTGACGAAACAATGTATGTGCTAATGTGCGGAACTGGAGTTGGGTTTTCTGTTGAATATAAATACATTAATAAACTCCCACCAGTCCCAGAGAAATTAGAAAAATCAGATACCGTTATTGTTGTTGAAGATTCTAAGCAAGGCTGGGCAAAAGCATACCGTGAACTACTTGCATTACTTTGGACTGGACATATTCCAGCAATTGATGTATCTAAGGTAAGACCAGCAGGTGCAAGACTTAAGACTATGGGTGGAAGATCTTCTGGACCACAGCCACTAGTTAATCTTTTTGATTTTACTATTGCAAAA